AATTCTGGGATGGTTACCATGGACAAAATGTCGTTTGCTACGATGACTTTGGTCAAAGAGTGGACGGCGTTTCTAATCCCAACGAGGAGTTCATGGAGATTATTCGAGTTGGAAATATCGCACCGTATCCATTGCATATGGCTACGCTTGAGGAGAAGCAAAGAACGAAGTTCTGCTCCAAGGTGGTGCTCTTAACGAGCAACAAACTGGAGCAGAACGTCAATTCGTTGACTTTTTCTGATGCGTACCGGCGAAGGATTAACATTTGCGGCAAAGTTGAGAACATTGATGGAGTTACGTATACTGCGTACTCCAAAACGACTGGAACGGCCGTGCCACGTCTCGACGTGACGAAGACTGATGGACCTGTTGACACCAAGGTGTATAAGATTACCCTATTTGATGCCGAAACCCAACAACCTTTGACCCGACCTGGACCTGATGGACCTGAGAACATCGTACTGGACTATGAAGAATTCCTAGAGCTCTCTCTCAAGAAGATGAAAGAGCTTTGGAATAGATCTCGTTCCCTTAACAAGGAACTTGGCGACCGACTGACTACTGATCGTGTTAATGCTCTTAGAGCAAAAATGCAAATTGCTGATGAAGAAGAAGTTGTGGTTGCGGCTGACTGCCGTAACTTCAACGTTGATCAACGACTGATGACCGAACTGTCTGCCCTTGAGGCACTGGAAAAGGAATTGATGCCGAAGACCGACGCTGATAAGACAAATGATTGTCTCGACCTCGTAATTTTTGAAGCCAAAAGTCATTTTCGGTCTATCATAGATGCTATTTGTTCCATCAAGGGCGTGCTCATACTTGTGGGTGCTGCCTTGGTGGGCTTTGGTCTCTGGAGCCTGCTATCGCCTTCTAAGGCGAAACCAGGAGCGCGAGAAATCTATGAGGGACCCCCTCAACGACGCGGACCTACTAGCACACGTAAACCAAAAGCGGAATTTATCGTGGGCGTGTCAGAACCCGCCGAATTGGAGGCCACCTCAAGTGGTGACTTTAACACTCCTAGACGACCCGTCGTACAACGTGAACATTGTCCAACATCCCGACATGGTGGAGATTGCACTGCACCTGATGTGTGTCTCCACAAGGCAGATGATTTTGATTTGATTACGGACTATCAGAAGTACCTTGAAGCTAAGGTGGAAGCCTTTGTTAGTGGTGATGCCCGCACTGTTCGAGCTAAGCTCGTTCAGCGTGAGGCAACCACTAGTGGAGACTTTAATACACCTCGACCTAAGACCGTTACACGTGAGCATGTTGATGCACCAGATGCTGAGATGCAAGCGTGGAAAGACCGAACTGCCCAAGAATTGATTTCCCATCGGATTATTACCAATACTTTCAAGATTTTGAAGAAGAGGGATGATGACACCTGGATGCCACTGTTAAACGGACTCTTTATCCGAGATAGTGTCATGCTTGCACCGTACCATCTAATTCCGGCCCTGAAAAGTTCGACATTGATCAGGATCGAGAATGTGAATGGCGCTCGTTTCACCCTACCGTTTTCTGCTTGCAAGTATAAGCAACTGTTTTCACGACCGACCGCCACAAATCCAACTGGATATGCAAAAGACGCTTGTTTGATTCAGTTCCCACGTTATGTGGGTTCTTACTCGGACATTGTCAAACATTTCCAAACCAATCAAGATCTGAAATGGACTAGAGCAACGATCAATTTGTACACTGTCAGAAATGATGGAAAACGTACGCTTGGAATGATTCTTGGCAATAAGATGGCCAAGTCCGTCGATCGCCAAGACTTCACCATTGAGGGTGAAGTGGTAGAATTCCGAGATGGTTATGAGTACGATCTTCCGACCTCAAATGGAGACTGTGGTGCGCCACTTATCCTACAAGAGCCTACCTGCTTGCGTAAGATCGCTGGAATTCATGTGTTGGCTCTCGTTGATGGGCACCGTTCGTATGCTCAGGCTGTTTCAAACAGTGACCTTGTCAGATGCCTTAAGCAGTTTGACTCTGTAATCATAACTGACCTCGACAATATGGCAAACTTCCAATTTTCAGAAGTGCAGCTGCCAGTAAATGAGTTGTTCGACACTTCGTACTTAATTGAACTTTTGAACATGCCCGCCCCCACTTTTTCTTATGTAGGTGAGTGTGATACAAAAGTGTTTGTCCCTGGTAACACGGACATTCGACCATCAGTCATCCATGGACAGGTTTCAGCGCCCATCACACGACCGGCTGTACTCTTCAGTCCCTCTACAAATCTCCTTCACAAAAATCTACAGAAGTGTGCGTTGGAAACACCGTATATTCCTAAAGAGGCTATTGATCGAGCAGTTGCCAGCTACAAACCGCTGTTGTTCAACGGTACGAAGGCCCACCTCCAGAAAGTTCTGTCTTTCGAAGAGGCAGTAGCTGGAGTGAGTGATCAATCGGAGTACTTGTCATCTATCAACCGGTCGTCTTCCCCCGGGTTTCCCTGGGTCCTTTACAGACCTGGAGGCACAAAGGGTAAGACGGCGTGGTTGGGAGATGGTGATTACGTGTATGATGAAGTTGTGCGTAACTCTGTTACAGCACGAATTGATACTGCCCGTAGAGGTATTCGCACGCCGTGCATCTGGACTGACACTTTGAAGGACGAACGCCGAACCTTGAAGAAAGTCGAAGCACAGGAGACTCGTGCCTTCGGCAATGGACCAATGGATTTTACCATCGCATTTCGAATGTATTTCCTTGGATTCCTAGCTCACATTATGGAAAATCGAATTAACAATGAACAATCTTTGGGAACCAATGTGTACTCGGGCGATTGGAAGGCTACTCGCGACTATCTTCAGCGTAAAGGCAAGAAGGTAATTGCTGGTGACTTTTCTAAGTTCGATGGCACACTGAATTCCTGTATTATGTGGGAATTTGTTAATGTGATTAACGAATGGTATGACGATGGACCAGAGAACGCTCTCATTAGGCAGACTCTGTTCATGGAAGTCATTAATTCCGTCCATCTTTGTGATGGCGTGTTTTATATGATGAACCACTCTCAACCATCCGGCAATCCCATCACAACGGCTCTGAACTCATTTTACAACTCGGTTTCGATGCGAATCGTTTTCGATATTTGTAAGAGAAAGGCAGGAGCTAAGTGTGATGTCGATTTCCAAACTTTTGTGGCAATGGTCTCTTATGGAGACGACAATGTCGTGAATTTCGCAGATTCAGTTGCAGCCTGGTTCAACCAGAACACCATCACTGAGGCCTACAAAGACATTGGCATGATTTACACAGACGAACTCAAGTCTGGAGACGATATGGCTGACCATCGCCTAATTGGAGAAGTCGCTTATCTCAAGCGCCATTTTCGTGAAGAAGATGGTCGAGTGTTCGCTCCCCTTGACTTAGCAGTAGTGCTTGAAACCTGCAATTGGGTCCGTGACGGACCGGATTCCATCGGAGATTGCAAGGCCAACTGTGAAACAGCCATTTCTGAATTGGCACAACACCCAAAGAGTGTATTTTCTAAGTATACACCTTTAATTGAGAAAGCATTTCTCAAATCAACAGAAGAAACTCTGAGTTGCAAAACTTATGAGGAGTATGAAGAATACGCTCTTGAGCAGTATTTTACTTAGAATATTGGCTGGCTCTACTATGTCGACCTGTTTGTCACTCACATTTTTAAATGTGTGCGTGATCTACGGACCGTCGTATAGCCCAGTAACAGAGTTAAACATCCACTGGGAAGTGTTTTGTTTATTTCCTCTCATCACTAATATCGATGTCTTCGCCTAAATCGCGGATTAGTTGATCACTAAGTTTCTGAGACGACGAAATCTTTTGAATTCCTCGTCAACATATTTATATTTATAATCTAGTAACATATTACCTGTTATAATTAAAACCCACACCATAAGAGAACCGATCTTGGAAGGGTCAAAGCTATCTGACCAGATGAAAATCTGGAGGTTAGCAGAGCCCCTGAACAGTCAGACCTTAGCGTCCTACGACAAGACAACTTACGGAAGTGTGGATACTTTAATAGCAAACAGCTCTTTGTGCGAAATTTTATTTTATTTTTATGCAGGTGTGATCAATGAACCATTTTACAGATTTAGATTCGAAGTTTTATCCCGTTATTTTGTATACGTAATACAAAAAAAAAAAA